TTGATCAAGCTATGGCAGAAGGCAGAGTGCGACCTTAACTTAATGTCTTTTTAGGAGTAATACAACATGGCTTTTAACCAATCAGACCAGTTGTTTGAACCAAGTACGGATACCAATGCAAACTTTGGTAACTCTGTAGCAGGTCAAACAAACTCGTTCTTCCTACCACAAATCTTTTCTAAGAAGGTACTTAACTTCTTTAGGAAGGCTTCGGTAGCGGAGGCAATAACAAATACTGACTATGCTGGAGAAATTGCAGCCTTTGGTGATTCTGTAAAGATAATCAAAGAGCCAGAAATTACTGTATATCAGTATGAACGTGGACAGGATGTAACAGCCACTAAACTCACTGACCAAGAACTAACGCTTGTAATAGATATTGCTAATGCATTCAAGTTTATAGTAGATGACATTGAAACTTCCATGTCTCACGTAAACTTTAAAGAAGTAGCATCATCTTCAGCAGCTTACGCATTGCGTGATGCATTTGACGCAGGTGTAATTGCTAAGATTATTGCAGGTGTACCTGCTTCATCACCGAACCACATTCTTGGTTCTGATAATGCAACTGATCTTGCTGCTGGTACTTTTGACGGTACTGGTAATCTTGATATAGGGTTTGCGTCTGGTGAGCATGATCCAATCGATGTTCTTTCACGAATGGCTCGTCTTCTTGATGAGCAGAACGTGCCAGAAGACGGACGATGGTTCTTGGCAAATCCAGAGTTCTATGAAGTTCTTGTACAAAGTTCTTCTAAGCTCTTGTCAGTTGACTATAACGCAGGTCAAGGTTCAATTCGTAACGGTCTAGTTTCTACTGGTAAGTTACGAGGATTTGATATGTACCGAACTAACAACATTGCTGCAACTACTAATGCTGCTGGACAATGTGTTGCAGGTCA